TGAGGTTGCTGATTTCTAACCCCCGTTGCGCGGAGCTTATACCGGCTCCGCGCAATTTAACTACGGAGATATGATCATGGCAGCAGATAAAGAAAGAATCAAAGCCCTGTTAGGTTACATCACTGACCAAACTCGAGTAGCTCACATTGCGGGCTGCGATGTGAGCTACATCTCTCAGCTGATGGCAGATCCAGATTTCGCAGAAGCTGTGCTGGTGGCGCGCATTGAGCAAGGTGAGCGCACTGTTGGCATGGATCGGAAAGCGGATGCGCTGGAAGATATGCTGCTGGACAAGCTCAAGCGAGCGATGCCGATGATGGTAAAGCCTGGAGAGATCCTGAGAGCCTACCAGGTGGTGAATCAAGCTAATCGAAGGGTGCCGCAAGATACAGTCGGTACTGGGGCTGGAGGTGCTACAGTTGTAGAGATCCGGATGCCTGCAAGAACTGCGCTGAGGTTCAAGGTAGATTCTTCGAATGAGGTGATTGAGGTTGATGGGAGACCGCTGGTAACTATGCCGAGTGTTGATTTGTTGAAGAAGTTGAGCGCAAGAGGAGATAGCCAACATGGACAGGAACTTGAAGCTCTCAGTGATCGACTCAATGCGTATAGCCAAGCTGCAAGCGTTGCAGGATCGGCTGAGAGTGTTGAACTCGTTGAGAGAGGTAAGTGAGATGAAGACGGTACAGAAGTTGCACATGCTCAGGATGCAAGGTAAGCCTGAGCATGTGCGGGCAGCTCATGTGCTGTCGCAGGAGGTAGCTAAGCGGGCGGCAGAGCTGAAACTGGCTGCCTTGAAAGACAAGCTTGGTTCTGTGATTTCCAGAGGAGATAGCTGTGCAAGGGATTGAAGAGAAGCTTGGGCTTTCATCTGCGGAGCAGCGGATGGCTTTAGCCGCTGTCTCCAAGGAGCTGACGGAGCCAAATTTTGGTGCGCTGGAGGAAGATCTCCGCGCTCAGGCTAATGATCTGAGCGCGGCTCTGCACGCCGAGCGTTCTCAGATCATTGAGGCTTGTAGGCTGGATCTGAACTTTCTGGCGCCGATGGCGATGCCAGATACGTTCGAGGAAGATTTTCCTGCAGTGCATTTGCTGATATGGCAGATGCTAACTGCAGAGCTAGTGAAAGAGACAAGAGGATTTCCGAAGATAGCTCTGGGGATTCCTCGAGGCCATGCTAAGACCACGATTGTTAAGCTAGCAATCTTGTATGCGATCTTATTCACTAAGCGGAAGTACATCTTGGTGATCTCCAGCATTGAGAAGCACGCCACAAATATCATCCGAGATGTGATGGCGATGCTGGAAGAGGATAATATTGCGCGCACGTTTGGTCGCTGGAGCGACGGTGCGCTAATTAACCAGGAAGCTATCAAGATGTTTAGCTTCCAAGGGCGTGAGATCATTATCCATGGTGTAGGTGCGCTAGGTAAAGTTCGCGGCACAAACCTCGGTAATGCTCGCCCGGACTTCATGATCTTCGAGGATGTGCAGACCCGGGAAGCTGCGCAGTCTGAGGTGCAAAGCAAGGCGATTGAAGGCTGGATGTATGCTACGGCAATGAAGGCAAAAAGCCCGAAGGGTTGCCTGTATCTATTTGTGGCCAACATGTTCCCTACGGATCACAGCATTCTCCGCAAGCTGAAGAAGAATCCGAAGTGGATCAAGTTTATCTGTGGCGCAATCCTGCAAGATGGATCTGCGTTGTGGGAAGCTGTGCATCCGCTGGAGGAGTTGCTAGAAGATCTGGAGCACGACACAGCAGCTGGACAGCCAGAAGTATTCTTGGCTGAGGTGATGAATGAAACCAACCTGGCTGCGTTTAACCGAACTGTAGATCTCGCAGCATTTCAGCAGCGGGATATAAATGACTCAAGCTATGTGCGCATGGCCAGGTTCATAGTCATTGACCCTGCAACAGGTAAAGCTGGCGGGGATGATGTGGGCGTAGGTTATTTCGAGACATGCACAGAAGCTCCTAAGCGGCCGATTGCTGTCGAGATGTTGCTGGCTCCGATAACTCCATATCAGGCAATCATTGCAGCTCTTGTCATGTGCGCCAAGCATAACTGTCGAGTGCTTGGGGTTGAATCCAACGCCTATCAGAGCACATACCTGTTCTGGTTCAATTTTGTGTGTGAGCAGCTGGGGATCAGCAACATCCACTGTGTTGAGCTCTACACCAACTCGCAAAGCAAGAACGCTAGAGTGCAGAGCGTGATCAAATCCTTTGTTGCGCACGAGCTGGAAACCTCAGAGAATACGCACTCTGCAATCATCAAGCAGGCAGTTGAGTATGATCCAACAAAGACTAAGAACAAGGATGAAGCTCTTGACCTGTGTGCGTTTGCAACTGCAATGGTGCAGAACCACCAAGCTCTGTGCGAAGCGCTAGATCCTGCTGGCGCCAGCTGGGGAAAAGATAAGTCCGAGGGTGTCGCAGCTCTCGAAGATTCCTGTCCTTTTTAACTAACGGAGGTACTATGACCACAGAAACTCTTGGCGAGAAGCAGCGCCGATTCACTTTGATGGCTGCGAAGCTCATCGAGCACATCTATGCCAGCGGCTACCAAGCAACCTTTGGCGACGCCTATCGAGATCCTCGCGTGCACGGGCCGATGGGCGCGAAGAAGCTCAACTCCTACAGTGCCGCCAACTCCTGCCACAAGCTTAGGCTGGCTGTGGATCTCCAGCTCTTCAAGGATGGCATCTATCTCACCAGCACTGAGGACTATACCTTCGCAGGCAAGTACTGGGAGTCCATCGGCGGTACTTGGGGCGGCCGCTTCAACGATGGTAACCACTTCAGCATCGAGCACAATGGTTACAAGTGAGCGCAGCGGCGTAGCGTAGTGGGTGGGCTTGACCCCAGCGAAGCGTCTTGCTAGGGAGGCAGGGGCCACGTGCAAGGCCGAAGGCGAGCAACGGAGCGCGCGTAGCGCGCGAGTAGAGGAGCCTGAGCCGCGAAGCGGTCGCCTTGCATGGGGTCGCCGACCGCCGCATGATGCGCAGCAGCGGGCAAGCCTCCACGGAGCGTAGCCGCGATTACACAAGGAGAAGTAAATGGCAACAGCCGCAAGGAAAGCTTCAGCTGTCTCGGATCGTCCTCAGCTGAGCAAGGAATCTACAGCGCAATTGCTGGAGTTTGCAAAGAATGCGAGGCACAGCTTCTATCGTGCAAGCAATCTGAGAGACAGCCTGCTGCTGGTGGATCGGTACTACAACCGCAGTTACGGCATCACAGAAGGTGATGTGCGCAAGCGGCTAGCTAACATGCTTGGCAAGCCTGTGCAGGTTACCGATTTTATCGTGCCAATGGTGCTTCCGCATGTTGAGACAGCCACAGGTAAGTTGGCTGCAACCTTCTTGGAAGGCTCTCCGATGTTCATGGCCGGAGCTGATCCGGCGTATGAAGATGCCGCGTTGCAGTTCAATACCATTGTGCGCGAAAATTCTACTCGCGCTGGTTGGGACGCAGAGCTGATTAAGGCGTTCCGCGATGGATTCAAGTACAACATTCTTGGAGTTCACTGCTACTGGGATGTTGAGCATACTTGGGCTGTACAGAATGATGGCTCAAATAGTGCAACCAGAGTTGAAGTCGTCTGGTCTGGCAATAAGGTTGACAGGCTAGACATGTATAACACTTTCTGGGACTTGCGTGTTGAGCCCAGCAAGGTGAGCAAAGAAGGAGATTTTGTAGGGTTCACAGAAATCCTAACGCCTTCTCGCATGAAGAAGTACACAAACCGACTGTTTCAGTTGGTGTCTCCGAAAGTGACGATTGCAGCGCTGAATTCCAAGCCGATGCACACGCCGCTTGCAGCGGAGGCAAATCTGTATTACACGCCTGATATTGTTGGCGCATCGCATTTTGCCGGCAAAGGGCCTGTTTCGGACTGGGGAAGTTTTTTTGGGTTGTCTGGAGGCCAGAACAGCTCAGGCTCTGTGCAGTACGCGGATGCGTATTATCGGACAACCGTGTATGCTCGGCTAATCCCAAGTGCCTATGGGATTCCTGGTTCGGACACAAATCACCCGCAAATCTTTAAGCTGGTTATTATCAATGACCAGGTGCTGCTTGAAGTTGAGCGGATGAACAATGCACATGATTTGTTTCCTGTGCTGCTGTCTCAGCCAATGCAAGATGGCCATGCGCTGCAGACAACTTCTCTTGCAGAGAATCTGATGGATATGCAAGACTTGGCCTCCAACATGTGGAATGCCACGCTTGCATCTAAGCGCCGGGCTGTTGCTGATCGAGGGATTTTCAATCCTTTGTTCATTGACAAAAAAGACATCAACACGTCGAACCCTGCTGCGAAGATTCCTGTGCGGGCGGCTGGATATCACAAGCCTCTTAGTGATGCCTACTTCCCGATCCCGTATCGGGATGAGCAGACTCCTGCATTCATGCAGATCGCTACAGGGATTGAGCGGTATAGTTATGTTGCTTCTGGCACCAACCCTGCCCAGCAAGGTCAGTTTGTCAGAGGCAACAAGACCAAGAGTGAAGTTGATGATGTGATGGAAGGCAGTGGCATTCGTGAGCGGCTTACCACGATGGCTATTCGCTCCACGCTGATGGTTCCGCTTCGCCGCATTGTACTGAATAACACCTTGCAGTATCAGACTCGCGCCACCTACGCTAACACGGAAGAGCAGAAGTCTGTTGAGATTGATCCTGTCAAGCTGCGTAACGCTACGTTGATCTTCAAGATCGGTGATGGCTTTAATCCGCTTGACCGGGAAATGGGCACAGAAGAGTTCGCAGTAGCTTTGCAGACAATCCAAGCAGTTCCTGCGATTGGCGCAGAATACAATGTAGGTCAGATGTTCGCGCACCTTATGCAGCTTCGTGGAGCAGATCTTCGTCCGTTCCGCAAACCTCAAGCAATAATTATGTATGAGCAGCAGTTAGCAGTTTGGCAGCAGCAAGCTCAGATGGCGCTGGAAAAAGGTGTGCCGTTTAATGCGCCTATGCCTCAGCCCCCGAATGAGCAGCAAGTTCAGCAAGAGCAAGTCGCTGCATCCGAGCAGCAAGCTCAGACGCTTACTGAAATGGTAGCAGCAGGCGCTAAACGTAATGGAGGCCAGCAATGAAAGCAAGAGATATTCAGCTGCCACGGCAGTATGATTTCGAAGATGGTGAGTTGGCAGATGTTGTGCTAACTCCTGTGCAGCGGCTGTTTGTGGAGACTCGCCAAGCCGAAGCTATCGGCGCGCTGGTGACGATTCAGTTTGACCCTGCAAATCCTCAGAAGTTTATTCAAGACCAGGCCTATTGGACTGGCGTGAAAGACTTCTGCCAAGAACTTCTCAACATTGAACTGGAGTGATCATGAGCTTTCTTACTCAATTCTTTGGCGGCGCAGCTGGTGCAGCTGGCGCTACCGACCAACAACAAGGCCAACAAGGCCAGCCTGGGCAGCAAGGTCAGCAGCAAGTTGCTCAACCTGGCCAACAGCAGCAGCCTGGGCAAGTGCAACAACCTGCTGGCGTGCAAGCTCCTGCGGGCTCCTCCGCACCTGCTGCATCCCCGCTCGACGCGTTTGCAGGGCTGTGGCAAACTACGCACCAAGAGCAGGAAGCCGATCCGCTTACTGCGGAAGTGATCCCGATGGGAGCAGAGCAGCTGCAAGCACTACAGCAGCGTGTTTCCAATGTGAACTTTCTCAGTGGCGTCAAGCCTGAGTCTGTAGCTGCGGCTCTTGGCGGGGATCAAGCTGCGTTCATGTCTGTCATCAACTCTGCAGTGCAAGCAGCCATGCTGCAATCTGTGCGAGTCAACAATACGATGCTGAATGCTGCTGTCAATCAGCGCACTCAGGAGATCATGAAAGCCCTGCCGAGCAATGTTCAGCAAGCTCTCACCGCCAACCAGCTTCGGCAAGACCTGCCTATCTTCAACCACCCTGCAGCAGCGCCCGTGCTGTCTGCTCTCGAACAGAACCTGACTTTGAATCAACCTGGCATCACTCCAGCGCAAGCAACTCAGGTGGCCAAGAGCTACCTGCAAAACTTCTTCGCAGAATTCAGCGGCACCAACCCCAATCAACAGCAACAAACCACTGCTACTCCGGCCGGCATCGACTGGAGCAAGATGTTCTCATCTTCCTAACATAAGGAGCTCATCATGAGCGTTGTTCGTAATAAGGTCATCTCGCTTGGGCTGGCGCGTGCGCAGCTTCCCGGCGATGTGATCGCTGCCATGCCGACTGCTGTCGCACTGACCACTGCCGGCAATGGCAGCATCACGGCTGCAATGGTTGCAGCTGGCTTCATCCGTCGTTCTGGCCCTTCCGGTGCGTTCACTGACACGCTGCCCACCTCCGAGCAGATCGCTTCGCTGCTGCGCGGTTTCGGTCTGACCTCCGAGTGGGTGTCTGGTCTGGGCATTCCGCTGCGGATCTACAACAGCGTTGCTCAGGCGCTTACGCTGGCTGTTCCTTCCAACGAAGGGATCTCGCTGTCTACCAGCGTATTTGGCACCAGCACTGCGGTGGCTGCCAGCAAGTGGCGGGATTACTTCATCGAGCTGGCAAGCGCACCTGTTCCGTCGCTGACGGTTACTGGGGCTACTGCCAATGGCATGAAGAAGCTGCTGCTTGATGCTGAAGCTGCTGCTGGCGCTGTTGTTCCTGGAATGTCCGTGTACGGTACCGGTGTTGGCGCATCTGCCAAGGTCACTCACGTGATCTACGGAACTTCTGGCATCAAGGAAGTCTGGGTTGACACCAACTCTACCGCAGACGGTGCAGCCATCGTTCTCAGCTTCAAACCCACTGTCGTCGTTCACAGCCTCGGCGCTGGCGACATTTAATCTCTGAAGGAGACATAGCATCATGACTACCGGTATCTGGTCTTCCAGCTACAATCCGCCCGATTTCGCTCAGAAGTCTTTCGGGCTGAACATCACCCGCCTGCGTCCGACTGGCATGACTACGCTGCTTGCGCTGACCTCGCTGTTCCAAGGTGAGACGGCCAAGCAGATCGAGCACGGTTTCTGGACTGAAGCGCTGATCTTCCCTGAGCTGGAGCTTTCTGCCAACGCAGCTGCTGGCGATGCTCTGCTGAACGTTGTCAGCACTGAGAACATCCTGCCGAACATGGTCTTCCAGACCACTGGCACGATCGCCACCAGCCGTGAGAACCTGATCGTCGATTCCATCGTCAGTCCGACGCAGGTTCGCGTTTCTCGCGGCATGGGCAGCGTTGCTCCTGCAGCCATCGCCTCCGGTACCAAGCTGATCCACGTCGGCTCTGCGCATGAGGAAAGCTCGCTGCGTCCGAATGCGATGCAAGTTGTTCCGAAGCGTGTCACCAACCTGACGCAGATCTTCCGGGACACCTGGGCGCTGTCTGGTACTGCTGCGGCCACCAAGGTTATCTCCAGTGAGAACCCTGTGGCCAAGAACCAGACGGATGGCGGCTATTACCACGCGCTGTCCATGGAGAAGGCGTTCCTGTTCGGCCAACGCTACATGGGTACGCGCAATGGCCAACCGTTCCATCTAATGGATGGTCTGGTGCAGATGATCGGCAATCCTGACTTCTACCCGAAGTACGCTCCGACGCCGAACATCTCGCACTGCGGTGCCACTACCACCTGGGCGCAGCTGGAGGCTATGCTGGACGGCACCCAGAATCAGACTACCACTGAAGGCGCTACCAACGAGCGAGTGATCCTTTGCGGTTCCAACTTCCGCAAAGTTGTCAACAACCTGGGCCGGCTGTATGGCTATGCGTCTGCTGGTGGCAGTACCGTTGTCTACAGTGACAGTGTGCAGACCAACAGCTTCGGCCTGAGCTTCACCCAGTTCGTTACCACCCGTGGCCGCTACGTGCTGATGGAGCACCCGTTCTTCAACACCAACGCTGACTACCAGAAGATGGGCGTGGTTCTTGAAATCTCCAGCCTGCGTGTTGCGTACATGGAAGGTCGTAACACCGACCACAAGTACTTCAACAAGCAAGGTGATGAGTGCGCTGAGGACAACGGCATCGATGCTATCGGTGGCACCTACACCACTGAATGCACGATCACCCACAAGAACCCGGCAGCCTGTGCTGTCATCACCAACATGACGGCCGCCGCGTAAGCAGCTTAGCCACAATCTCCGGGGGCTTCGGCTCCCGGAATAATCTCTGGAGATAAAGATGGCCACCCAAGTTAACGCTGTGAAGCCTACCACTATCGCGCTGAATCTGGCGCAGAACAACACTGTCACCGAGCGCCGCGTGTATCGTGTGCTTGGGCGCAATGGCACCATCGTGCGCAGCGATGGCAAGCGCATCGAGTTCATCGACGGCTGGCTTGCTACGGATATCCAAGAGGATATTGAGTATCTGGATCACGAACTGAAAATTGGAGGCTTTGGCCCCAGCGTGCGCGCGGCTACGCAGGAAGACCTTGCTGAGTATTCTCAGTATGTTGATCCTGCTTCTCGTCAGGTCAGCGATCTTGTTGCTCAGCTGGCAATGAATCCTGCGATGGCAATGCAGCTGGCTCAGGCGCTCAATGGCTCCAAGGATGAAGGAGCTCAAGCCCTGTCCAACACGCTTGCAAGCAATGCTGAGAAAGCAATTGCGCGCAAGATCACTGTTGGCGGCAAAGGTGCTGGGCTTGGTGGCATCACCAGTTCTCAGACCATTGCTACCGTCAGCAATGGCTCCAACAGCGAGCTGGCACCTCCGCCGGCTGAATCTGCTGGTAAGTAATCAGCCGCTTGACTGGAGAGTAGCGAGCTACTCTCTGGTGAATCTGTTGAGAGGAGGTGTGAGATGATTTTCAGTGAACTGTGCACTGAGGTGCAAGCATTGTTCCGCAGGCCTAATAAGCAGGAGCTTGTGGAGAGTAAGGTAAAAGAAGCTATTCATGCTGCGCACACGCGTGATAAGTTTCAGCGTGATGTGGTGGAGTTCTCTTCTCCATCAATCGTCTGCGGAGGAGTACGCAATGCGTACACACTTAACATGGCGGATCTTGGAGCTCAACGCTTTCGCTCTTTGGTGAGCGTGCAGCTTCTAGATTCAAATACGGGGCTTGCTGGGAATGAAATCGTCATTGAGGATTTCCCGCAGGCCTCTTTTGACATGTACGGTGTGTCAAAAGCGCCTTGTGTAACCGCAATCGGAGATAGCATCATCATTGAGCTTGGGGACGCTGCTGGAGCGATCCGCAAGTTCTATGTGCTGTATGTTGCATTCCCTTCGTTGACTTCTCCGATTCCGGAAAGTTGGATCATGCGGGATTTTCCGTACCTGATTATCAGTGATGCGCTGGCAAGACTGTATCGTATCACCGGGAATGCTGAGCAAGCTGGTGCTGCTCGAGCAGATGCTGAAGAACAGATGCGCAGGCTCGTTGAGTCTGCTCTTGTACTAGGAGCTTGAGATGACCACTGGAACTTATACGATCGATGCCACAAACAATGCCGAGCCGTTAGATTCTCGGTATGTGGCAGATTTCCCTGCAGAGCTTCGTGCGATGAAAACTCGCATGAATGCGGCTATCAGCAGTATCGGATCGCTTACTGGTGCGCTGATGGCTGATGGTACCAACTACATGACTGGCAAGCTTGGTATTGGTGGAGTTGCGTCAGCTGGACTGATGTTCCATCTGTACGGCAATGCCAGGATGGAAGGTACGGTTACTGTCATTGGCAAGCAGGACATCACCGGCAGTTCTTTTGCTCCGGGGAATGCAGCTGTGACTAATGCTGCGAGCATTGTGCGTGGAGCGTATGGTGGTGGCTATCTGATGGTGGATGGTGCAGTATACGGAGGCTCTTGGCTTGCTGCAGGTGCTATGTTTCTGGGGCTTGGAACTTCCTCGGGGCTAGTTGAGAAAGTTAAAATTGCCACCAATGATTTTCAATTCACATCTGATGCTCAAGCACAGGTTACATCAAAAGCATCCAGTGGGTATGCGTCTTTTTACGTTAATTCTAGCGGCACAAATCCTGGGTATATCTTTTTTGGGAATGCCTCAGGAGAGCGAGCAAGAATAGTAGGGGCTGCAGATGCCAGCATGCAATTTTGCCTTGGAGCTAGCCCCGAGAATGTGCTTAGCTTGAATGCTAACAAATCTGCATCGCTATACGGGTCTGAGATTTCAATCGGCGTAGCTACTCCTGGAGAGAAGAGACTCAGGCTTCATAACGAATATGGGTCAACGTATCTTTTCATGAGCACAGGCGGTGAGCTTGGCTTGTTTGATCCTGTTACAGGTGTAACCAGAGCACAGTTTTCAGTAAATGGGCTCTATCAAACTGCAGGTGATGCGTATATAGGGTCTACTGGCGCGGCTGTTAGCCGGGAAATGAGGCTCAGAAATTCCAATCGTCAAGTTGCTCTTGCGCTTGAAAGCGGCGGAGCAGCTGTACACCTGTGGGACACCACAGGAAATAATGCGCTGTGGACCTCAAACATGGCAGGGGATTTTACCGCCATAGGCAACGTCACTGCCTACTCTGATGCTAGGCTCAAGCATGATGTAAAAACGCTTGGCAACGCGCTTGGCACAGTGCAGCGGCTCCGAGGAGTTTCATATAAATGGAATCGCGATAACTCTGCGGGCATCGGATTTATTGCTCAGGAAGTTGAAGCGGTGTGCCCAGAGTTAGTTCTTGATGGAGCGCACAAGAGCGTTGCATATGGAAACGTGACTGCAATTCTTGTGGAGGCTGTAAAAGAGTTGCTGGCTGAAGTGAATCAGCTGCGGGCTGAGCTGGATATGCTTAGATCTGGAGGTTGACATGACTATCCCAATCTCAGGAGCTGTAAGCCTAGATAGAGTTAGGCAGGAGTTCACTGCGTTTGCTGGGTTGTTAAGTGTGGCACCTCCTGCAAGCATTTCTGTGTCCAGCAGGGGTTTAGTTACATACTTGCTGAATCTGCAATCTAGTTTTCTTGCTCCTATGGATGGCTTGGTGCTCCGTAACGCAGATGCATCCACTTTTATAGCTTTGTTTAAGAACATTCACGGGGATGTGCTTCCTCCTAATACTTGGAAACACGGAGGATCTGATGGAGCCGGCATAAATATGTATGACGAGCTTGGCTTATGGAATGGAATGTATTTAGTATGGCGGCGCTGGAATGGCTCAGCCTACTATGATGGTGCATCAACTTTGTAATCTCTTGGGAGAATAAAAATGGTAGAAAAAGACCCATTCACGTGGGCTCAGACGACCTGGGCGCTGTTGTTGAGTTCTGCAATCTTTGCGTACATTGTACGCTTGCTGGATAAGATACGCAACAAGCGATTGCGCTCCTTGGCGGTGGAATTCTTAGAGTTTATTGTCTGTATAGGGATAGCGTTTGGAGTATATCTCACCTCTTCCTTCTTTGGGATGGATGAGAGAATAGTTTGGCTGTGCAGTGTGTATTTCTCCCATCGCGGCACAAGATTCATATTTGCTAGAATGAATCTGGTTGCTGATGTTTATCTATCTCGATTTCAACAAGGAGATCAGCGTGTCAAGGATTCCAATTCGGATCAGCCTTGACTCTGCCAACGTGCCCATGCTGAGTTATCAGTCTGGGCCAACGGTGGTTTATGTCAAGGAAGG